TCACTCCGCCGGCGGCGGTACTTCCGGTTCACTTGACACCACCGCGGCGGCAATTGCCGCGAGCTTGCCCTTCTTGACGAGCGTCGGCTTTTCGTAGGTTTTCTTCATGAGCCCTCTCCTCGTTACATCGTAAAATTGGCTTTTGGATCCAGCTCTGTCAATAGGCCGTTGCCAATTGCCATGAGGTTTACTCAAGCAGCGAATCTTAATGCCGTCATGCAAAAAATACGCAGTGAATTTGCGACGGCGACATGCAAAGAAACAATCCCATCGCATGAATTCCTTCATACGCGACATGCGTTAGACTTCCGCCGGGCACGATTTCACTCCTCCCTCCTCGGCTTGAACCGCCGCACCATCACCTCGAACACGATGTCCGAGATCCACATCGCCGAGACGCCGATCAGGAACGCCGCGGCCAGCGTCGTGGTGTCGTCGCCCGGAACAGGCAGGCCCGTGGCGCGGAAATAATGCACTACGGGGAGCGTGAGATATGCCGCCGCCAGCGCGCCGCAGATCGGCGACGCCACCATCTCGCGGACTTTGTAGCGGTGGCGCGACAAGGCCCGCAAAATGCCGCCGGAAAGGCCGGCGACCAGCACAGGCGCCTTGATGCCGAGCGTATCGAGAAGCTCCTGCATCATGGCGTCCACCCGCACCATCTGGCGCCCTTCCCGTTGTAGGCATTCATCTCGTCGAGCTCGGGCCGCGTCATCGCCGCGACGACGGAAGCGGACGAGCGTCGCGGCTGGTTATGGTCGCACCAGACCTGGCGCGGATTGCCGACCGAACCCGGCGTCGTGCATCCGGCGAGCAACAAGCCCCCAACCAGCAGGCCGATCATCAGCGCCTTGCCCATCGCATCGCCTCCCGCCGCGCCGCTTCGTCCGGCAGGTCGCGCGCCGAGCGCTCGGCATCGGTCGCCTCGCGGTCCATTTCGAGGCGGTCCTCGGCGGCGGCGAGTTTTTCCGCAGCTTGCCTCGCCGCATCCTTTCTCGCCCGGTCGACCCCGCCGGCAACGTAGAGCCCGATGCCGCCGGCGAGCGCGGCGAAGATCGCCATGATCGTCTCGTTGCCGGCAAGCGCCGACAGGATTGCGAGGAGCGCGCTCATAACAGCAGCCCAAGGATTAAGCCGGCGACCGCGCCGACGACGAGCGGCGGCCAGGATTGGCGGAGGTAGGCGGTGATCAGTTCAACCCGGCCTTCCATGTCACGCGCCCTGGTTCGGGATGCGATAAACGCCGCCGGCCACAAGGGCACCGACGATCAGGTCTCGCACCACATCACCGAGGCCGGGGATCTCGACCCGAAACTGCTGAAGGCCGATCAGCACGCCAATGCCGGCGACTGCGACGATGAATTTCGAATAGCGAGCCATGGTTCATTTCCTTCCGAACAGTTTGAGGATGAGATTGAGGAGCGCGGTCCAGAAGCCTTGCTTTGCCATAGGCACGGGAGCCGCTACGGGCGGCGCGGCGGGCTTTGGCGACTGAGGGGCCGGGATAGGTGCTGGCTGGGGAACCGCGGGAGAGGCCGCGGGCGGCCAAGGCGTGTCCTTGATGCGCGACCATTTGCGATAGGCGTCGGCAAGGCGGGTGTCGTAGGCGTTCTTCCTGTAGGACGCGCCGTTGTAGCCCTTGGCGAAACCGGCCCAATCGTGATTGCGCAATTTGTCGGCGAGCCGTTTCTCGGCGATGAAATTGACAGCCGCTTCAAGCTGCAGCGCCTCGTCTTCCATCATGGCTTCGACCATGGCCTGCACGGTGAGGAAGCCGGCTGCCTCGAAATTTTCGCCGAGAACCTGGCCGAGGCCCCACGACGCCGATTTCAGCGCCGCTGTCTCGTCGATCGCGCAAGCGGCCTTGAGTCTGGGATAGCTATCCCTGGGATAGGGGTTTTCGCCCCACTTCGGGTAGGCGAGGCCGGCGGCGACGGCTCGCGCCCGTGCCGCCCCCGACAGATTGCGGAAAAAAACATGCGGCTCGAACAGGATGATCGGTCGATCCTGCGCATCGAAGCCGTGGCCGCTGGTCTCGACATCGAGAAAGGCGTGGATCTCGTCCTCGCCGACGCCGATCAGCGCACCAAGCCTGGGCAAATCGAGGTCGTCCAGACGCTTCGCGGCACCCTTGAAAGCGGTGTTCATGACAGTTCCTTTCCGCCTGGCCACGGGCAGTTGATGTTTGCAAGCGATCGTGTGAAATGAGCGCAGGGGATCTGCACATGTCGGAAGACGAAGAAACGGCAATGGCCGCGGCGCGCTGGACGGTGAAAAGGGAACTATGCGCGGTCGGCCGCGACAAGCCGCTGCTGGTGACGCTGGCGGCGATCCTCTGCCTCTATTGCGGGCTGGTCGCCGGGCCGATCCTCTATGCGTTCCTGGCCATTCAGGGCATGGCGGATTTCTTCAAATGACGGCATTGGCCGTTTGAATATCGCTCCATCCGTGCCCTCGCCTCGATGGAAATCGCTTAGCCGGGATGAAACTGCTCCGGCAAATCGTTCGTACCTTGTGGGACACAAGGTGCGGGAGGGCACGTGACGATAAGGATCAGGCTTCCGGGGGGAACTCTGAAGATCAAGAAAAAGGACGAGCTGCGTCGCCGTGAGCAGAAGCGCGAAGTTCCGGTCTGGCAGATCGGAGATCACTTCATCATATGGTGGCCAAGCAGCATGTCGGATCGCCCATCCAAGCGCCCGCCGGAACGGTGATCCAAAACCCGCGGTCATGAAAGATCCTGGGCGGACCAGGACAGAATGACTGCGCCTCGATCTTGGCACCGCGCGTCCTTCGCACGCTCAAGGACGCTGTTCCAGAAACAGTCCCAGAAATAGTCAACGCCCGGCCGTTGACTCTTCCGCCACGGAAGCTTTTTGTCGCTGCATTGCACAATGAGGTTGGGCCGATGGCGGTGCGTATCAGTTTACCGGGCGGCACCTTGAAGGTGAAGGTATACCGGGAGTTGCGGGACCGCGAGCGTGAGCGTCGCGTACCGGTGCTGAAGGTGGGCTCGCTATATCTTATCTGGTGGTGGAATCGTCGCCGCCCAGTCAACGACCAGCCGTTGGGCTGACCGCGCCGGACGATCCCGGTACGGCAACCGTTGTACCCCTCGATCATAAAACCGTTATCCGACGGCTGTACCGTGGATCGACCCAGAAATAGTCAATGGCCAGATGTTGACTCTTCCGCGAGGGAAGGTCTTTAATTGCTGCAATGCACACTATTGCTGCGTTGCACAACGGGAGTTGAACCGATGGCAGTGCGTATCAAGTTGCCGGGCGGCACGCTGAAGATGAAAACCTACCGCGAGTTACGCGGTCGGGAGCGCGACCGACGCGTGCCTGTCATGAAGATGGGCTCGCTGTATTTTGTCTGGTGGTCGAATAGCCAGCAGGGTTCTCACGGCAAGCCTCAGGACAGCCATCGCTAGCCGTGGCGCCTGCCAGCTTGGAGGCGGGCGCGTCCCTTGGACGCACAAGGACATCTAAGTTTCTGAATCCGCAAAGGCCAGTCCGGCAGCCAAATGGCCGGCAGACCACCGGCCGATCCGGGTCAACCATGGCTGTGTGCGGCAAGTCGATATCGGCATGCGGCGCGACTATGTCTACGCCACCGACATCGAGACTTTATCCGATCAGATGATATCAGATGATAGACGCTGGCATTTATGCGATGCGCGGCGCCAAGAAAGGGACTGAGCGTGACCGGGTCGAGGCGATCTTCAAAGCGATGATCGCGGCGCAGTAGCGCTTGCAAAGCTGTATCGCTTGCCGCAAATGGTGGCGAGCAAAACCGAGGACATGGTGATGGCAGATTTACCGATAGCGCCAACACGCTTCCGATATTCAGTGCAGTTGATAGACGAACGCATGATCCCTCTTGTGGTCATGGACACCGACAACCCAAACGAAGCTAGGAAAGCATACGACGAAGTCTGTGGACACCAATATCGGCGGCATTTCAGGTTCATCGGCGGACCAGAAGTTATCGACGAACGGCCGCCGCTGGCACCATTTGGGCAAATTTGATCCATGCCTTTTGTTCCGCCATTCCTTTACCGTCTGGCTGGCATCAAGGCTGGCGCCGGCACAAAGATGAGCCTGAGGAGCGTGCGTACTGCCCGCAATGGCCGTCACGAGATCGGCGAAGGCTCAAATCTCAACTGTTATTTTTCATATGACCGGCCCGAGGCGCAGATCACGATCGGCGACCGCAGCTACATTGGCAAAAGCCATTTGGTCGCCGCTGACCGCATAACCATCGGGAATGACGTGATGGTCTCGTGGGGAACGACGATCGTAGATCACAATTCTCATTCGCTTGATTGGGAACAGCGAGCACACGACGTTGCCGGCTGGAACCATGGCAAAAAAGACTGGTCTGGCATCGGCATCGCACCGGTCACCATCCAGGACCATGCTTTTATTGGGCTCGGTGTCATCATCCTTAAAGGTGTTACGATCGGCAAGGGCGCAGTAGTTGGTGCCGGGTCTGTCGTGACAAAAGACGTGGCACCCTTCACTACGGTTGCCGGCAATCCGGCGAGACTGATCCACGGTCCTACAGATCAACAGAGAGTTATTTAGCGCTGCACAGGGCTCCAGCCATGTACGCCATGCTGCGAACGGCAGTCTTTGGCGCGAACCTGAGGAATTCGGTTCGCAGTTTGTATTTTACCCAGCCTTTGGACTTGCCGGCCAGATGCTGTTCATATGCGAGATCGTGAGCGAACGTCATCAATCTTTCGACCGTGAGGTTGGAAGTCTTCAGCAAGTTGTCAAAAGTCAGCGGCGTGTAGAAGTTGATGTGCCCGTATGGGCCGGACATTCGGATCGCCTTGGGAAGATTTCGCGTATGCTCCAGCGGCACCTCGACATAGAGCTTCTTGCAAACCCTCGCGGCCTCCCGCAAGAACATCCGTTCGTGCTCGACGTGCTCAACGACATGGATGGCGAGACCGAGATCGAACGATTTGTCGGGGTGCGGGATATGGTAGCCGTCAAAGACATCGAGGCTGGCGAGATTGGCGATCTTTCTGGCCCTGATCGCCTCGACGCCGCTGGTCGAAATTTCAACCGCTCCAAGCGTCTTCCCAAGACCCTTCTTGTTGAGCTTGTCCAACACGGCGCCTTCGCCTGCGCCTATGTCGAGAATCCTTTCGAACCTTTCGCCTTCGATGATCGCCTCGATGTGGCCGACTGATTGCTTCGAGGCTATCTCGCGTTTCGCCGCGACTTTCCCATCAGTGTAATAGTCGTCATAGATATCGATGATGCTGCCGGCGTTGGTCATTGTGTCGGGCTCCTCTTTGGGAACCGTGCCATAGCCCGCGAACCGCGTCCAGCGCAGACTAAGCCCCACCTAGCCAAACCTCTACAAGACCTTCAACGTCGCCGTCAGGCACAGGGATTTCCCGGCTGTGCTTTGGGTCGCTTGGCTTGGTGATCAGGATCTTGTCGCCGACCACCTGCCATTCCTCTCCGTCCTGAAGCTCAGTGACGACGTCGCCCTTGTGCATTATTATCATTGGCATCGCTTACCTCCGTCCTGCCGCGACGCCGGCGATGAGCACAAGCGCTTTGCGGTACTCGCCGTTGTCGTTGTTGTGAAGCCCGTCCTGAGTGAAGCCAGCGGCCAACCAGTCGAAGCCGTCCAAGGGGAACAATGCGACGCTGCTGCGCGCCCGGTACGTTTGCCGGATAGCACCGTTCGCGGCGTCGTATGTTCGGCCGCCGGTATAGCTACCATCCCAGCCGCCCGACGGGCGAGTTGGCGGCATGGCGAACATGCGTGGGCAACCGCCCGCCTCAAGGGTATTGAGGACAGAGTTCATGTTGGTGATAATCGACGCAGGCGGCGTGCCGAAGCTGTCGTTGATGCCGAGCGGGATGATCGGCACCAGCTTGCCGCCGAAGGCCGATGCCTGCGCCATGGCAGAAGTCAAGCGAGCGGTGTTGAACGAGGAGAAAGCATAGCTGCCATGTGCGAACCGCGCCGTGCGCAGCCGGGGGCGGCTGCCGGCCACCTTGACGCCAAGCCGCACAAGGCCGGTGATTTCGACTGGCCCGCCGACCGCGGTGATCGTATAGGTGCCGCTTGCAACCTGCCCCGTCAGGGATGGCCCGGTGTATTGGTCGAGTGCCAGCACGCCAGCCGCGTTGACCGTCTTGTAAACCGCGCCGCCGTTGTAGGCGAAGGCCAGCGACCCAGAGCCAGGCTCTTGTGTGAAAAAGACATCGACCTGTTCGTATGCTTTCGGCGCGCAGATCATTGACGCCCCATCCGCAAGGATAAGGCTTTCGCCGAGTGGCCCTCGCGATCCTGTCGAAACGGAGCCGCTGGTCGTCAATCCATAGAAATCCGGCGTATAGGTAGAGCTTGGCCGCAAGGCCGTCATGATAGGCTCGTCCGCCGCAATGCCCAGATTTGCGAAGCGCGTCACGAGGTTGAACCAGTGCGTATCGCCTGTGCTGGCAAAGGCCCAATGGTCCTTGCTGTCGCCGATCGGGGCGAGCACATCGTTGTTGGCGATGTGCTCGGCAAGCTCGGCCCGGAAAGCATCATAGAGATTGTTGAGCGAAGGCCGTTCGGGGATGAAGAAAGTAACCCCGTTCACCTTCGGCTTGCCCGGACCATAGAACCCATTGCCAGTAGCGGAAATGGTAGTGAGCGCGAAACTGCCTGGCGGCGCATAGGGATTTGGATGGGCGGCCGCAGCCGTCGCGAAGATCGCAGTCGCATCAACGACGCCATTAGGGTCTGCATCGTCAAGCAGGCCCATGCCAGTGTTCTGCGCACCGCCGCCGAGAGCAAGGGCCGCTTGGGCAAGCAGACCTGTCTTGATTGTGAAAGCCACTTCAAAGCGGTGCGTCGCCTGATCGATGACAACGGCACCGTTCGAAAGCACGCCCGACCTCACCCATGCTCGGATGCCTTCTGGGTTGGCGCCCGGCTGATATTTGTAGAGGCCGCCAGAGATCGCAGGATACTGGCCTGCCATGATGGGAATGCTGAGCGGGATTGGCAAAACACCATTGGACAGCGTGATGTCGTGAGTGCTTATGACGTTGATGGTCAGGCCACCCAAATATTCAACGACATGGATCCTTGAGGCTCCAGTCCCGGCCGCGCCGACATCGACCTGCGTTATGAACCCATCGACTGGCTGAGGCGCTTGCACAATGACGCTGTAGTTGGCAGGGGTGTTCGTGCCGGTGTTTACGAGATTAGGCCAACCGACCAACGTCTCCGTACCGACAACATCGAGCAGATCGTTCGATGTCTCATAGGCGGCACGGGCCTTGACCCCGACTTCGCCTGTAAAGGTCGGTTTCCATTGCGGGCCATTCGTAGTGGCGATGGTCTTGGCGGTATGCGACGTGGGGACTGACGCCGTGAACCACTCACTTTCACCATTTGGGATGGTGCCAGCAAGATAGTACCAAGTGCCCGCCCCGCGCTTGAGGCCCATGACGCTGCCTGCTGGCTTAAGGATCGAGAGGCCAGAAACGACAGAGGAAGGGCCGGCCGGTACCGAGATGGTCTGTTCCGAAACAGCACTTAGCGTCCCGTCGCCTTCGACGTGAGAGCAGATTATCTGAATTGTGCCAGCAGCAGCGCCGAAGCCCAGCTCCAGGCTCGATAGGTATTCATCGACCGCCGCCAGCGTGGTGGGCCAGTAATAGACGCTGTTGTTGCCGACAGCCGTGCCGCCAACAGAACCAGTGATCGGGACCGGCCCAACCGTCCGCGATCCGATCAAGGCGATGACTTCCGCCGCCGACGCGCGTACACCCGTGTCGACCGCAACCGGCCCGGCCGCCACGCGGTACATGCCCATGATGCCGGCCGACACTTCGGTCCAGAAATACTCGCCGACATCGACGTTCCGGCCCAAAACCACGGCAGCGCTTGCGCCCGTCAATCCCGCCGACGCCGCGAAGCTGAAGCTCGGCGCCACCGTATAGGAACCGGGAGCCGTGATGATGATCTGCGTCAGCGCGCCGCCTGCCACCACGAAGCGGCCAGCGGCGCCCGAACCGGTACCGCCCGCAAACGCCAAATCGAAAGTGCCGTCCGTGCCTCCTGATCCCCCGGTGATCGCACCACTGCCGATGACGCCAGGGCCGATCGCCGCCGCGATCGTCGGGAAGATGCCCTTGCCGTACAGCGAAGCATCGCGCGCGGCCTGGGCGCTGGCCAGATTGGCCGCCGTGGTGACGACATCGGCGGCGGTTTGTCCGGCATTGGCGGCAGAGGCGGACGCGCTGGCCGCTGCCTGGCCGGCACTGACCTCGGCGGCATCCTTCAGCACCTGCGTTTCATCGCGCAGCGCTTCGACCTCATCGACCACGTCCGAGATATCGGGTGGCACGAATGCGGCAATGGCGATGGCATCGATGCCCACGACCGGTTCATTGACAGTGAATTCAAACACCCGGTCGGCGTTGATCGACCCGACCTGGGTGTGGACCGTCGTCCCCTTCTGCAGGGTGCGGGCGGTGCGGGCGTCGGCGGCGCGGAACCATTCGCCCTCGCTCGCCGTATAGATGCCGTTTTGCGTCGGATCGACCTGATCCTTGGCCAGCACCCGGTCACCGGCCTCGGCCGGCACGCCGTCAATGGTCTGCAGGCCATTGAGGATGACGTTGGCCGTGGTCGCCAGACGCACGGGTTCGCGTTCGCCGGTCAGAAGTCGAACGGCGGCAGTTGCAGGTCGGGCCATGAGGGATTGCTCCATGAAAAAGCCTCGGGCAAGCGAGGCTGGAAAAATGTGGGTTCTACTTCAAAGCGGACATGCGGCGTTGTCGGGCCATGCCGGTACGAACCGTGTGTCTCGCCGCCGCCGGCGGCGCCGGCGTGCTCGCGGCGCTTGCGTCGGTGCTGATCTGGTCGAACGGGCTGCCCGGCCGAATGAGCGGTGAAGCCGCGGCCATCAACGCGGCTGTCGGAACCAACTATCGTTGCCCGGTCCAAAATTACCTGCGCTTGGGCGAGTCGCGCGCCTGCGTGCTGAACCTTCCCTCTCGCGATCCTGCTGACGCGGATGTTGTTCTGTTGGGAAATTCGCATGCGCAAATGTACGCGCCTGTATGGGAGTCCATATTGGCCGAGAGAGGCTTGAACGGCCTTCTGGTTCCGGCGAATGGCTGTCTGCCGACGGTGTCCGTCAACATCTCGCGCGGTTGTATCGATGTGGCCGCCGGCAATCTTCGCGAACTCGGCAAGCTTTCGAAAGCCAAGACCGTCATTCTCGGTTTGACCTGGGCACATGCTGAGAAGGGGCTGGTCGATGCCGACGGAAAAAGGCTCGACAATCGGGATGACGTGGAACTCGTCCGCGGGCTCGACGATCTGATCGGTCGCCTGCGGGGATTTGGCAAGAAAGTCGTTTTGATTGGCCCGATCGCCTACCCCGGATGGGATCTTCCTTCCGAGCTGAGCCGTGACCTCGCTTTCGGCCGGCCCCTGGAAAAATTGACATATCTGCCGGCAGGCGAGTTCCAACGGCAGTACGGGGCGGTCGTCCAGCATTTCCAAACGCGCCGCGATATCGGCTTCGCCCGTCCGGACACGGTGCTGTGCGATGCAAGCAAATGCAATTATGTTCTGGATGGACGATCCATGTTTGCGGATGCAAGTCACATTGCAGAAGCGGAATTGTTCCGGTTTCGCTCCATCTTCACTGAAGCGCTTGCCACGCGACGCTGAACCTTGACGCCGCGATTACGGCAATCCGCCAGCGAGCCTCTTTGTCCAGCCTGCGACCGTCAAGCCGCATGCCATGCCGGCACAATCGGCAAACCAGTCGAACATACTCATATCGCGCCCTATCAATTGCATGCCCTGGAGGAGCTCGATCGCGGCGCCGGTAAGCGCGAGAAGGACAATCAGCCTTGCCTTGTGTTCCGGCCAGCCGAGGCTTCCCAGAGCCGTCAGCACGGCAAAGGCGGCGGCGTGGTTGAGCTTGTCGTGATCGGACGTGAAGGCCATGCCGAACTCCTGCAAGAACCGCACCGGCGAGAGGGCGAGCAGAAGGACAAAAGCCAGCATGATCAGAAAAATGGCCCTTGCCATCAATGGAAGAGAGTCTGCGCGCAACAAGATACAGTCAATCCTTCATCTGAAAAGTCGGATGCGTCAGCATGGTTTGAACCCGGAACTCGCTCCCTGCGCTGCCGAAACCCATGCGATTTCGAATTCGCCACACGAGTGTGTCGAAGCTATGAAGGTTACCCGTTCAGGCGGGAGAATTGCAACCTCCGGCTCTTGCGATCTCCAATAGCGACTCGGTCCGAAAGCTTTCTTTTCCGATTGCACGCCACGCTTAATGACGTATGGACCGTCCGGTCCAGGCGCTCTTGTTCGGCTGGAGGTCCAGCGCTTCTGTTTCCGCCGGGTCGCACGCCGCCACCTCCCGCTTGGCCAAACCAGGGTGCAATCTTACCCGACAGGACGTCGCGCCGGTGGCCGGCAAAGCGGCCGCTGTCGAAGCAACCAAACACTTCGCCACCCGTTGACCCATGCTGGGCTCACCCCAGCTACTCCAGAACCTGCCCGTCTCGGTTCGCGCCGGGTCGGGCCTTTTTTGCTTCGGGCAAATGCCGCATAATAGCCGGGGCGAAGGGAACACAACCGCAGCGAGCGCGTTCGGTGTGTTGGTGGAACCCCGCGGAGCCCTGCCATGAAACGCATCTATAAAAAGCCGACGCTGGTGAAACACGAAAAGCTTACCAGGCTGACCGCGCAAATCATTGCGTCCGGGGTCGTATTGGGCGAGTGATTTCCAGGCTTTGCTGACCGGCAGCGCCAGACCTGGATTTCTTGCGCCACGGCTGAATGCTGATCTCTGAGGGGGAGAAAAATGAAACACAGCGTAAAGGACGCGCGGGAAGACCCGGCCGAGCCGTACCCTCGCGACGCCTATCTCAGTACATTGGTGAAGTTTGCCGAGGGCAATCTGGAAATCGGCATGACGCTGTTCATACGCGGCACTGTCATCGCCGGCACCATGATCAGCGGCAGGAAGTATTTTGAGGAACTCAGCCGGCAGATGCGCAGCGCCTCGATACAAGGGTCGAGCGACCCCGCCGACCTGCAGGACGTTCTGGGCCGCGCCATGATGGATTTCGCCGACATGTACCCCAAGGCTGGCGAGGAGTCGGAACCCGGGAGCCCGCCACGGTCGTTTCTCCACCTGCGCAACGCGCGGATTTTCCAGGCCGCGAACCACTTGCGCTCGAACGGTCAGCTCATGCGACTGAGGCTCGATGCGGTCGATGGCTATTTCATGGGGAACATTGAATAGTGGGGCGTGGTTTTAGCGTTGCGCCATCGCCGCCGTTCGCCTCGCCCACAATATCGCCCAGCGTGTTATCGGAGAGGCAGAAGGCGAGCATGATGGGATCGGCGCCGATCACCGGATCACATGTTTCGAAGACATAGACGAAGCGGGCCGACACCCTGCCCTGCTGCACGTACACTGTCGTGCCCTTCTGCATAGTGCTGGCGCTGCGAGCGTCGGCGGCGCGATACCAGTGGCCTTCGGTCACCGTATAGATGCCGTTCTGCGTGGCATTCGTCTGATCCTTGACCAGCACGCGGTCGCCAACCTGAGCCGCCACGCTGTCGACGGTCTGCAGGCCGTAGAGGGCAATGCTGGCCGTGGTCGCGAGGCGCACGGGGTCACGCTCGCCGGACAACAGACGAACGGCGGCAGTTGCAGGTCGGGCCATAAGGCTCGCTCCATAAAAAAGTCCCGCGAACGCGAGGCTAAAAAGATTTTGGTGATGATCGCGGAGGCTCAGTAGTTTTTGCCTGCGCCCTTTGCGATTCCTGCCTGGACGATCGCCTTCGCCGTTTTGCTGCGCCAATCAGCTTCGGCCGCCTGCCTTGCGACCGGATTACCCATCTTGCCGATGAGGCCGAGGCCGCTCTGCCGGATCGCCTCGAACGCGCTGGTGTCAGCTGGATCGCTCTGCGCGATGATGCCGAGGTAAGCGGCCTGCACCTCGGCCCACTGGCTCTGCTCGTAGTCATCGCGGCGCGCCTGCTGCCTGACGGCCATCCGCACAGAGCCGGTCGAGCGAAGGACTTCCTTCTGTTTGGCGAAATTGGCGCGCTGGCCCTCGGGCACGTTCAACAAGGTGCTGTCGAAGAGTTCGTCGAAAAGGCCGGGCTTGACGAGCTGGCCGGTGCGCGGATCGACCCGACCGTACATCGCGTCGTGCAGGCCGCTGCCATCGGCTGGCGCGTTGTTTTCCGCCTCGTTTTCTGCCTGGGCGATTTGAGCGTTCAGCTTCCGACCGATGATGTCGGCGTCGAATGCATCCTGCTGCTCTCTCTGCTGCCGATAGCGCTTAGCGACGGCGGAAAGCTCGTCACCGAAACCTTGCATTGCGGCGCCGACCGGCGAGCCCTGCGGATAAGAAACCACATTGCCGCTATCGAGCCGGCGTTGCGCAAGCTGGAGGGGAATGGTTGCCATTTGATCGTTTCCTTTGCTCTGGCAAATCGCGCATAAACGCGGGCGAAGGGAACACAAACGCGCCCGCCACGGTCGTTTATCCACCTTCGCGAGGTCCGGATTTCCAGGCCGCGAACCACTTGCCTTCGAATGGCCAGTTCATGCGACAGCGGCTCGATGCGATCGATGGTTATTTCATGGGAAATATTGAATAGCGTTGCGTTGGGCTAAGACTTAAAGCCAAGGCAGCATGGCGATGGCAAGGAGTGAGGGTAAAAACAGCATTACCATCATGATGAAGAACGGCCAAAAACCGGGGCCTGAGAAATACTCCTCGACCTGGTGGCGCAGCTCTTTCATCAAGCCTCCGATTATTTGGATGAGCATAGCGCGCCGGCCATATATGCCATGCTGCGCGTCGCGGTCTTAGGTGCGAACCTGAGGAATTCAGTTCGCAGCTTATATTTCAACCATCCTTTCGACGGTCCAGCTAGGTGCTGTTCATAAGCGAGATCGTGGGCGAACGTCATCAGCTTTTCAACTTTGAGGCCGGATGTCTTCAGCAAGTTTTCGAAAGTTAATGGGGTGTAGAAATTGATGTGCCCGTAGGGTCCGGACATGCGGATTGCCTTGCTGAGATTTCGCGTATGCTCAAGGGGTATCTCGATATAGAGCTTCTTGCAGACCCGAGCAGCCTCCATCAAGAACATTCGCTCATGCTCGACGTGCTCCACGACATGGATTGCAAGGCCGAGATCGAACGACTTGTCTGGGTGCGGGATGTGGTAGCCGTCGAAGATATCCAGGTTGGCTAGGTTTGCGATCTTCCGGGCTTTGATCGCCTCGACGCCGCTTGTCGAGATCTCGACCGCTCCGAGGGTTTTACCGAGGCCGTTTTTGTTCAGTTTGTCGAGCACGGCGCCTTCTCCTGCCCCAATGTCAAGTATCGTTTCGAATCGCTGCTGCCCGATGATAGCCTCGATGTGACCCACCGATTGCTTCGACGCGATCTCCCGTTTCGCGGCGACCTTTCCATCGGTGTAGTAGTCGTCATAAATCGCAATGATGCTGTCGGCGTTAGCCATAGAACGGTCCCTGCAACGCTTTTAGCGACCGTGCCATTTTCCGCGAACCACGTCTAGCGGTTGTCGAAACAACCGCGCCTTCCGTGCGTCATGAACTCGTGGTAGGGACCAACCCACCTCAAAGAATGGGACACCGGATGCTCGGCAGACTGATCAAGAAAATTACACCCCTGCGTCGCATGTATTACCGATCATTGATCGCCAAGGGCATCGGTGGCCAATCTGACGAAGGGCAGATACTTCTGCAATTGGCAAAGGAGACCGACGCGCCGAAGACCTTCATTGAATTCGGGTTTCATCCGATCCAGTTCAATTGCGCGGCACTGATGGGCTCATTCAAGGGACTGCTGATTGATGCCAACAGCCAGCAGATTGCCGATGCACGGGCGGTGCTGCCATCCAACATCCGCATTGAGGAACGCTTCCTTGACTTGGAAAATCTAGACTTCATCCGGAAGGCCTTCTCCAAGGTTGGCGTTCTCTCCATCGATATCGACGGCAATGATTACTGGTTCCTCGAAAAGCTGCTGGATATCGAACCTTCAGTGATCTCGATAGAATATAACCCGAGCTTCTTGGACCGCTCGATCTCCGTGGTTTACGACCCTGTTTTCGACCGCCATAGAAAGCATTCGACCGCTTGGTATCACGGTGCTTCTCTGACAGCGATGGCGAAGCTTTGCGCAACCAAGGGATACGGCCTTGCTGCGGTATCTGATGGCGGCGTCAATGCGTTTTTCACCAAGACCGGGAAACTTGACCCAAAGACCGCATGGAGGCCGTCCGAACTGCGGGCGAAGTGGTCAGGCACCACGCCGCAGCAGCAATGGGACGCAGTCAAACATCTGCCTTTTGTCGAGATATAGCGCGAACCGTCTCGACGCATTCGACTAGCAAAGGCCTCCAGTGCTGATAGCCGATCTCGGAGATATGGACCCCATCTGAAAAGCCGACCGACACCTCTAGCCCGGCTTTCGCCATCGACGTCCTGAATTCTTTGTCCATATCGAACACGATTGCCCGGCTACTCACGGCGCGGATTTCTGTGTTCTGGCGCTCGATCAGATCCCGGCTGAAACGATCGACATGCGCTCCTTGCTTGTCCGGTTCAGTGATCGTCAGGATCGCAAGCGGGATGTCGAGGCTGGCGCGTATCAGGGCATCCAACACGGACCTGAAATAGATCGTCCTCGACTGGAGATCGTCGCCCTCACGCCATTCCGAATCATTGATTCCTGCGCCGACTATGAGGCCGCCGACCTTGTCCCATACGCCATGCGATTTGATGCGGCTGACGATCGCGAGAACATCTGCGATGCGCGACCTTCCCACCGCCGCCATAGCAACATCAGGGGCACCGATTTGAGCTTGAGATGCCGCTACCAGGCTGTCACCCAGCAAGATGATTGAACGCTGTCCGGACCTAGTGAGCTGGGCTATCAACTCTGCTTCCCGGTCTGCCCGCGTTCTTCCGAGGGCAGCCCTCATAATGCCGATGGCCGGCTTAAGCGATCGATGCAATTTTTGTGCCCCAAGGTGTTTCCGCGCGGCCCATCTGCCACACCGCACCGCCCTTAGTCTAGTGCGACAGACTTGCAAAACGCCTTACCTTGCCACAAATGACCCTGAGGGAACAGGAAGGGAAATTTCGACGTGGGATCGATTAGACAGTTCTTGTTCAGGGTCGCGGCAAAGCTAACGCCGCCTGCCGGTTTCCCTCCATCCACGCCTCTGATCAAACGCCTGTTGATTGGCGTCGCCGCAAAGGTATTTCCGCCGCCTCCCGATTTTGTATTCCCCTCAGCTGCACCCGTGGATAGTCTGGAGTTTGTCGCGGCAAGGCGTCATCTCAAGGAAAATCCGCCTTGCGGGGTAATCACCCGCTTGGATGACTTTGGAGCGGACAATCGTTGCCCAGTTTGCGGCAGCGCGGACGGCATTTTTGAGGAGATTGAAGCTTGCTGGCCTCCAGCATCTTTCATCGCCTCTCATCCGACACTGCCAAACACTGAGGGGCTGGTTTTGGTCAAACGCTCGCCGGTTTTTCACTGATGCCGTTCGTTCCGCCTTCCCTTTTTCGTCTGCTCGGCATCAATGCTGGATCCGGCACGAAGATCAGCCTTCGGAGTGTCCGCACAGCCCGCCTCGGCCGCCACACCATCGGCGAGAATGGGATAATCAACTGCTACTTCTCATTCGACCGGCCAGGCGCGCAGATCACGATTGGGCGGGACTGCTACATCGGAAAGAGCCACCTCGTCGCAGCCGAGCGTGTATCCATCGGCAACGATGTTGTGATCTCTTGGGGTGTGACGATCGTCGACCACAATTCGCATTCCCTAGACTGGAAGCAGCGAGCGAAAGATGTTGCCGACTGGCGTCACGGCAAAAAGGATTGGACAGACATCGGCATCGCTCCGGTGACCATCGACGACAACGCATGGATCGGCATGGGTGTGACGATCCTTAAGGGCGTCACGATAGGCAAGGGAGCAGTCGTTGGCGCGGCTTCCGTGGTGACGAAAGATGTTGCGCCTTTCGCAGTTGTTGCCGGCAATCCAGCAAGACTCATTGAGATCAAACGCTCACCAGTGGCGCAATAGCCGTAGCCCATTCCGGCGAGCCAACAGCGTTAGGATGGACGCCGTCTGTTTGTGACGCCGTGCTGTTGGTGGCGAGGGATAGGCCGTTGACCAAGATGTTGTTCGTGTCTGCCAGCTCTGTCAGCGCATCCGCCGTGGCTTGGCGGAAGGACGAATGACAGCGCTGGGCAAGCTGGAGGGGGATGGTCGCCATTTAGGTGTTCCCCGCCCACGGCGCCCTGAGGGCCGAACTGCCGAAGATCACGGACCGGCTTGGCACCGCACTGGCTGCCGCGCTTGGGGCCGGCGCCTTCGTCGGGTCGTGGATTTTGGAGAGGCCGCCAACGAGATTGCCGCCGGCCTTGAAGATGCTCGCCGTCACCGCCTGCTTGCCGGAAAAGCGCGAGATTGCGGCTTGCGTGCCCAGACTATTCTGGCGCAGTTGCGAGCCGTATTGGATCGCCTTGAGGTCGAGCTGGCCCTGCCTGGCATTGGCGGCCAGCACCTCAGCCGGCGAGCCTGCTATGCCGACGCCGGAAGCGCCGGCCTGGGCGCGCGCCTGCGCCTGCAACAGATCCTGCTTGTGGCGCTCCTGGCTCTGGTCGAAGGCGGCTGACTGGGCGTCGGCCTGCGCCTGCTGCTCATAGGCCTTGGCCTGATAGTCGGCCATTTGCTTCGACTGCTGGCCTTCGAGCAGCGCGCCGCCGACTGAAAGAGCGGTGCCGAGAAGAGCTAATGTGCACATGGTCAGCCTCGCTCGCCGGCGGGAATGAATTTGCTCTTGACGCCTTCGACCGGCGCGCCGAGCGCCGGACGCGGATCGAGCGCGCCGCCGGGACTGAGGAAGGAGAGCAAAAGCCTGTCGGCCTGGATCGCCGGGCGGCTGAGGCGGGCCGGTGCGGCGGCTCGCGCGCCGGCCATTGCGGCGCGGCGGATGGTGGTCAGGGCGACCTTCAGGTCGATGACGCCGGCGGCATCGAACAGGCCGTTGGCGGTGGCAATGGCGCGGCTCAAGGCATCGGCTTCGAACAATTCCTGGCGCAATTGTTCGACCAGCCGGTGGACAGTGCGCCAGCGCTGGCCGAGAGTGATGGCCTTGGCCGCTGTCTCCTCGCCCAGTGCCGCGACGTCGGCCCGGGCCTCGCTCCGGGCAGCCTCGATGCGGCGCTTGTCGGCGGCGTCGACAGTCTTTTCCAGCAGCGCGATTGCGTCGTTGCAGTCATCGAGCGCGGCGCGCGCGGCGGCCAGATCGCCGTCGCCGAAGATCGCGCGGTCCTCGGCCCGTTGCACTTCGTGCCTGCGGGCGATGGCGTCGTTGAGGTCGGTGTCGAGCAAGGCGATGACGGCCGCGAAATCGGCAGCCGTCCGCGCCCTGCCGAGGTCGTCGGCATGGAAGTGGGTCACGGGTAGGTTCCTTTTGGGGAGTGATGGGTGGGCGGGGCGGCGACGCCGCCAATCTCCCCCCTCGTGGGGGAGATGCCCGGCAGGGCAGAGGGGGGCGCGAAGGATCGCCGGCCTCAGTTGCTGAAAAGCCGCTCTCAAAATCTGAACAGCAGCTCGGAATCGAGCAGTGGTCGTCAGGCTTCCGTTCGGTGAGACGCAGGCATAACGCGGATAGGTCGGAGGGACAGCGCCCCTCTCTGTCCTGCCGGACATCTCCCCCACGAGGGGGGAGATCGACTGTCGCCACGGGCTTCGCTAAACGCCAGGGGCGCTCTACGGCTCCGCATCAAAAACCGGCGTAAACGCCCGGATCGTACACGGCGTCGGGTTGACGTGGCGGATTCTCACCCTGCCCTGCCCTTCCCAGCTGTCGTCGATCGGCACCTCGACATTGCCGGTGAAGAGATCAGCCTTGCCGTCGGGCGCGACGATGCTGGGCATGCGCACCTTCTCCCAGCGCCCCCGCAGGAGGGACTGCACTTCGAGCCCGGTCGTGTCGGTCTCGAGCAGCGACATCATCACCCTGGCCACCTTCTTGCGGCGGCCGATGATGGAGCCGTCGCGGCCGCCGACATCGAGCTCCAGCGTGTCGGCTTGCGCCTGATACGGAAGCCCGACCCGCCATCTGGCGGCGATGGCGCAGCCGGGCAGCGTCACCTGGCCGGAGGTCACGACGAGGCCCTTGTAGACCTTGCCGCCGGCCAGCGCGTCGACGCTCTCGCCGTCGAGATGGTCGAGCCCCGAAACGACGTTGACGGCGGCGCCCGAATAGGAGAGCCCGCAATCGACCTGAAAGGCATCGTCGAGGCCGCCATATTCGAAAGGCGGTGTCATGATCTCGATCATGCGTTTCGTCACGCCGGCGATGGTTCGTTTGACGAACAACCAGATGTCGTCGACACCATTCTGGCCGGGCGTGACGACGACGCTTTCGACGATCGCCCACCCTGAACCGGCGAAGCCGCCGCCGAGGCGATGGCGATGCATGCCGCGCACCTCTTGGCTTGGCTGGTGGGTGTAGCCGCCGAGCTCGCCATTCTCGAGCGGGAACCACAGAACCGGATCGGGATCGGTCTGAAAGGCCAGTTCGACCACGCCCTGCTTGGGGATGTGTTCCGAGATCTGGCCAATGTCGTCGGACGAGAACTTGCCGGCCGAGGTCTGCGTCAACTCGGCGATCGAGCGGCGCGAGCGTGTGACATAGAGGAATGACTGCCCGGCATCGACGGGGCGAATGCGGGCGCAGCCGAAGGTGCGCGAGCGCCGGTTCTTGAACGAGGATGGCGTCAGCGCCTCGTCGATGCCGGAGCCGGACAGCGCCCTGATGCCGCCCGAGGTGCCGATCAGCAGCGCGCCGTCGGAATCGGCGATCCAGACGATGTCGTTGGCCTGCCCGCCGCCGGCCTGGACGAACTCCAGCGCATCGTCGTCCTTCTCGCCCAGTGCGAAATTGTCGAAGTCGCCGGTCGCCGAAGCGTAGACCGAGAATTTGCGGCTGAAGGCCAGCCGCTCCTCGTAGAGCGAGCCGGTCTCGACATATTTGCCGGGGACGAAAGTGCCGAGCCGCCAGCGCGTGATCGGGTTGAGATCGGGCAGAGCGTGGCCGTACAACTGGATGGTGACGAGCGTTGGGTTCATCCGGGCGATGATCTTGGCCCAGCGCCATATGCCGTCCGAGCCCAGGAGCCGTATAGTCCGCCCGACATCGCTGGCCTGGAAGCCGGCGCCGTCATTGATGCCGACGACGGAGGACGCGGTCAGATTGAACGGCGTCTGCCCGGCGCCGGCTTCGTTGGGCGCCCATTCAGCCAATTGGGTGTGCGAACTGTCCGGCCCGCCGCCACCTTCCATGTCCATGCGCAGATATTCGAACGGGGTCTTGTTGAAGAACTCGTAGAACCGGCGTTCGGAAGCGCTCCATCCTGTTTCGCCCTGCCGTGTATCGATGGTCGTCCAGGTCGAACCGTCATTCGATCCCTGGATCTCCCACTGGGTCGGCATGTCCAGCGCCGAATTGTTCCGGCCGATGGCCTGTACCCAATAGGCGTTGCAGATTTTCTGTGCGCCGCCGGCCTGCTGGTACTGCACCCATGCCCCGGTGCCTGCGCTCAGTTCGCTGTCGGTCTTGCTGTTCTTGTCGAAGAGCCGCCACGCGTCCGCGGTTGAATTCTCGCTAGAAACCGTTCCGCTCGGCGACGTCAGCCCGGTCATCTTCGGGACGAACGCGCCATAGGCGGCCGGCGTCAGTGTCGTGGCGGTATCGTTGATCTTGTCATAGGGACCATCGAGGAATTCGAAATCCTCAAGCGTCCATGTCGTATGCGCGCTGCGCGTCAGCACCTTCGGTGGGTGGTTCCGGTGGGTGATCCACATCTGATCGGCCGACTGCACGTATTGGAGCTGAAAAAGATCCGCCTCCAGATAGGGCGATGCCACCTCCACCGTGCCGACCCGGGCGCCATAGGCATGGACGCGGATATAGAGGTCGCCGAACTCCAGACAGTAGGCCTGTTCGGAGGAAAAGATGAACGGGATGCCGCGCGTCTTTCTGGCCGCGTTCTTCACTTCGCCGACGAAGATGGTGCCGCCGCGCTTCCTGATGCCGCCATGCGGCAGCGTTACGAAATTCTCGCATTTGGCGAGCGCCGCCCGATAGAGATCGAGCGAGGCGCGCGCGTGCAGGCGTGGCGAGATCTCGCCACGGGTGAAGACATCCTGGACCGGATAGAGCGTCGTCATCAGCGAAAGGCCCTCAAAGCATGTCTCCCCGTGCGCAGCGGCTTCGGGACAAGGACACGCGAAATCAAAAACGAAAGTCGCCGCGCTGCTGCGACCAGGAGGCGGTGTAGAACCGGCCGCCACGCTGGATGGCGTTTGCCGAGAAGGCGGCGTCCAGCGCCCGGTCATAGGCCGAGCGGGCAATATCGATCATGCCGGCCTTGTGGGTCAGCGGATGTGCGATCTTGATGGCGAGTGCTGCAACCAGCACCTCCGTGAACAGCGCGTCCCAGTCGTTGGGATCGGTGAGGTTGGCGATGTAGCGGATAAGGCGCGGACCCGGCTGGTCTGAATAGATCAGCCCGGCCTCCTGCCGCCAGGAGATCGGCACGCCGTCCGGCTCGCCATTGTGCGTCAGCGGCAGCGGCCGCAGGCAGTCCACGGGCAGTTCATAGGCGAAGCTCAAGGTGCCCGCACTGCTGCCGGTGTCGGCGCCGGCGACGGGTGCCGACAGTATGGCGAAGACCCAGGCATGTTTGGTCAATTCCGCTTCGCGCGTCAGGTCGAAATGCAGATTGAGCAGCCGCGCTGCCTTGACGTCCTGGTCGAGCGAGTCGATCGGCGCCTCGTCGAGGACGGCGAGCGCCATGTTGGCAATGTCGAGCGGAGTGATGGCCATGGCGTCAGGCCTCCGTCGGCGCGGTTGATCGGGCAAAGCAGGGCATGGTGCCTCCACGGCAAAAAGCCGCTTCGAAGCGGCCGGGATTTGGTGATTTATCTTTGGCGGAAGGGTACGCACATCTCGTGCGCGGAACCTGTCACGGCGCCGACGGCTATCGGGAAACGGGCGGTGGCGCGCTGCTATCCATTCGAGAAGGGAAGACGATAACGATCTGATTTATTGGAGTTTTACAACATTGTCTGGCAACGCGGCGATGGCTTGCGGATTGCCCGCTGCGGCATCAGCCGACGCGTGGGCCCGTCGAAGTCCGCCGCTTTTCCCTGGGTTTGGCTGGGGCGCCTGATTGCGGCCCTTCGGCACGTCTCGCCATCGCCAAACCCTTGTCCAGCGCCTCCTGAAGGCTTGTCGTGTAGTAGGCGGTGTTTTCCGGACCGTTGAGGAAGTTTATGCGGTGGATTTCCCCCTTCTTGCTGATGACGATGCCCACCTTTCGAAGCGTTCCCTGAACGGCCTTGTACTTCAGACTCATTGCTGCCTCCCCCTTGCCAGACAAGGCAGCATCGCCGTTCTCTGTAACTGGCCGGTGCCGGCAATTGATCAATGTGCAACAGGAATAATGTGGCAAACTCCAAAGTTCGTTTCACTCTGGAGCGGGCGGCCGAGTGGGTTTGGGATTCGCCACATCGACTGGCCTAGGTCCACCGAGCTAATTGAAAGGGGAGCCAAACATGTCCACACTGTCACTTACCGAAGCCCAGCGAACGCCTGCTGATATTGCTTCGACTTGTTTGCCGGCATTTGTCCAAACCCCGACGCCGGTCGGTAAACAAAGGCGGGCCCACTGTCCCTCGGGTCCGCCTTTTTCTTTTTGAAAGGCATTGCAACTGCCTATGCGCGGGGCGGAGTGCCGACAGCTCCCCGCCCGCTTTCGCCCGCTCAGGCCTCGGTCGTCCTCAGTGCGATGAACGTCATGTTCTTGACGCTGGAGGCCGTGCGGTCCCAGTTCGCCGCCTGCGCCAGTTCCGCATCGGTGGCGAATTCGCCGGCCGAGGAGGCGTCGAGGAAGCGGGTGCCCGGCACATGCGGCACGAAGTGCCGGCGGCCGACCATTTCGGTGACGCCGCCGCCATGGCCCTGGCGCGGCTTGCGGTCGAACTCCAGCGGCCCGCCTTCCGTGTTCACCGGAAGCTCGTTCCACAGGATTGCCTTGTCCTTGAACATGAACGCCGTATAGACGCCCGCCGCCACCGGAATGTCGTCGTCGACGACGGCCCTGAGCCCCATATAATAGGGGATCAGCGGCCCACCCTGCTCCGACGACGGCACATAGTCGATAAGGTCGGCGAGCTTCAGCGCCTTCATCTGCTTGGAGTGCATCCAGATCGTTTTGAACTTGTCGGCGCGGTCGCCCATCAGATAGGCGGCCTCGATGATGTCGGTGTCGACGATGGAGGCGCCGGTGGTGCGCACCAGATCGCCGCCATCATTGGCGATGTTGTCGGCGACGACGCCTTTCAGGATGCCGAGCAGCGTCAGCTTGTTGGCGCGCTGCCAATATTCCGTCTGGCGTCGCACGATCAGCTTCTGCGGATCGTCGCCGGCCAGGATCGAGGTCAGGTCGGGAACGCCCCAGGCCTGGGCGCGGACATTGCGGGCGGCAACCTCGCGGCGCGAGCCGATCTTCTTCATCTCGATGGAATCGGCCGGGTCGTCATTGACCGGTTCGGACGGGTCGTTGCCCAGATCCTTCCAGCCGGGCATGTCGACCGAGCGGCCGCCCATCGAAAGTTTCGAAGCGATGGACGGGTCGGAAAACAGGATCCCGGCCTGGTAGATCTCGAGAGACTGGACATGCTCCTCGAACGAGTATTGTGCATAAACGGACGGTACGATCGCGTCCGCGATACGGGTATAGGCGTCTGCCATTTTGTCTTTCCTTCAGGGGTTGATTGGCGGCGAACTTTTAGCCGTTTCGAAACTCGCTCCGGCGAGCCAGATGGCCGCCGGAGTAGAGTTTCCAAACGGACTACAGGGGGTTGTTGGACATCCAGAGGTCGGGGTTTTCGCCGGCCTCGCGTGCCAGCCGCCGGGCGCGGGCGGGGTCGCTCTTGACGAGGGCTGAAATCGCCGAAATGTTGCGTTCGCCGGCGGCGTTGCGCTTGAAGGGATTTTGCCCCCTTGGCGCGCCGTCGGCATCGATCGTGTCCTCCCTGAACATCGCCTCGCCAATGGCGTGGAACGCCTTGGCGATCCGCGGATCGGTCAAGGCCCCGTCAGGCAGAAGGATGCCCTTCGCCTTGTAGGCATCGACCAGGCCGAGCTTCTTCATCGCCCGGTTGGCGACTTCCAGCTTCTGGCGAAAGCCGTCGCTGTCGGTCGGCCCCCAGTCCCTCACAAGATCGTCGTGAGTGACTTCCACCGAGCGGGCAAGCGCGATCTCTTGGCGCGCGGCCTGCTCGGCCATGTAGCCGACGAAGCGGTCGTGATAGGCCTGCGCCACCTTCGGCGTGGCGCCGGCTTCGACCGCCCAGGCCTTGGACGCATCGGCGAGCTCGTCCGAATAGGCGAAGTTTTCGGGCAACCCGTCGGGGCGCCTGTACTCGACCTTGTCGGGCGATGTCAGCGGACGCATCGCCTCGGGCAGCCGGGCATGGAACCTGTCCCAGTCTTCCCCAGGTGCGTCCGGAGCGGGAACGCGCAGGCTCTCGCCCTGTTGCCGCTCCAGCTCGGCATAGGATGTGAAAACCCGATCGAGGTTCTCCGGCTTGGTCCAGCCCTTGGCTTCAGCAAGCTTGCGGTTGCCTTCGGAAAGACCGTCAAACCAACTCTTGGCGGCCGGCGGGGCGGACCCATTGTCCCCGTTGGCCGGTGGCCGTACTGGGTTGCCCGCTGGCGGCACGTGCGCCGCCACGGACCCGGCGTCTGCCAGATCTGTCATGTGAGATTTCCTTTGTGTTGAGAATTAAAGGCCGGTGATGAGCGCACCGGCGGCGAAGCCTGGTATCTCCCCCCTCGAGGGGGAGATGGCCGGCAGGCCAGAGGGGGTAGCCGCGCGTGGAGCGCCGACCTCATCTGTCGCCGGAGGTCACGCCCGGACGAACCGACCCCCTCTGTCGCCTTCGGCGACATCTCCCCCTCGAGGGGGGAGATTAGCGCCTAGATATTATCGCCCCAGTTCTCCCACAGCAGCGTGATCGTGCCGGTCACGGCAAGCGTGCCGTCGGCGTCGATGTCGGTTCCGGTGGCGAAGGCGAGGTTGAGATAAAGATCGACAGGCGTCGTCGTCCCGTCGAGAGTCACGGCCGGGGCGACATCGGCTGTCGAGGCGGTTGATAGCGCGGCACCCGCCCCGTCCAGCGTGCGGGCGGTCGAAGCCAGCACATTGACCATGGTGGAGGCCAGCGTCGCACTCGACGCCACCGCCGAGCCGAGCGACCAGGTCAGTGCTGCATTGTCGTTGATGGTCGAGGCGCGGGTGGTCAGCACCGCGAACTGCAATCTGGCGGTGCCGCCCTTGATGCGCACCTTGCCGTCGAGGAAATCGAAAAGCTTCTGGCTGGCATAGGCCTGCGCATCGGCAACCGGCACCTGCATGGCATTGAACGAAAAGACGGTGCGGAAGGCGCCGCCCTGCCCCGTGGTGACGGCTTTCAGGCCGAGCTTGGGCGGGGCAAGGCCGGCCTCGCGAGCGGCGGCGCGGACAAGCGTCCGGGGAAGACCTCGGGTCATCTGGTATCTCCATTCTTGTGAAATTTTGAGAGGTTTAAGATCGGGCAAGACGGCTGCGGCCGGACCCCTGATTCATTCCGACCGAGCCCGTCTCTATCGTCTTGTTTGACCACGTTCTTTCGGAACCGAAGGCTTCGATCGTCAAGACGGAAGAAACCATGTCTCATTTCGTGAGAACCGATGCCGCTGTTCCGCCGCATTGCCACCGCACTTGGCAAAATCAGCCAGTGTATTAATTCATTGACTTCAAAGGAGTACCGCAAATGACCATCTACAAAGCCATTGCCGCCGTGCTCGTGACTGCCGCGCTGGCAGGGTGCGCGCAGACCGAGGGGCAGCAGCGGGCCGGAACCGGCGCACTGATCGGCGGCGCCGGCGGCGCTCTCGTCGGCCAGGCCATCGGCGGCAACACCAAGAGCACGGTCATCGGTGCCGCTAGCGGCGCCCTTTTGGGCGCGGTCGTCGGCAGCGCCACCACGCCGCAGCGCCGTGGCGAACAGCTCTGCCGCTACCAGGACCGCGACGGCCGCATCTACACCGCGCCCTGCGACGACCGCTACTACAACGGCGATTATTGAGTGTTAGTCCCCTTCTCCCCGTTCACGGGGAGAAGGTCCCGGTAGGGGGTCCGAAGGACGGGCAGCGCGACATTCCGAGATGCTGGCACCGCTCCTCACCTGCCTGCCGGCATCGTCTCCCCGTGAACGGGGCGAGGGACGCAGTTTCAGCGTCGGCGCGATATCATCTACCCGATAGTTTTGATCCTTACCCTCAACGCGGTTAGACGCTATCGTCTGCTATCCAAGGGGGCGACGATGCGATTCCTGATGACTTCGCTGCTGGTTGTTTGCTCGGTTTCCGCACACGCCAGACAGGCTGTCAGTGTCGAGCGGATCGGCGGTTGCCTGGTCTTGCCGGTGGCCGCTGTCGACAATCACGTCAAAGCCATTTTCGAGGTGACATTGGACAAGGCCGGCAAGGTCAAGTCGGTTACTGTCGTATCCTACGGACCTCATTCGGAAGCAGCGGCGAAAGCGGCCCAGCAACTTACGAAATCGATCCAGAGGTGTTGGCCGCCAGGCGTCAAAACCAGCCCGATGCGGATCACCGTGGATTTGAGCAAGATTTAGGCGGCGAGGTATTTTCGGTGCATCTCGCGGCAGCGAAGGCACCATCTTTCAGCCAACCAAGGGTGAATGGCGGGCAGGATAAGCTACGCCATCACCGTAATTCCAATCGGGGACGAACGCTCAATCCCCGAAGTTGTTGTCCACGAACATCCCGGCAAATTGCTGGGGCGTGAGCGTTCGTCTTCGCTCAGATACATCGGTCGCCTAAGCTAAAAGCGTCGCGCCGGCCCTTACTTCTGACCGTCCTGCCAATGCCACCGAACATCAGATCGTGTATTAGCGAGTTCCAAGGGCGGGTCTAGTTCGCCGTACTTCTCTTTGAACTGATCGCGCCATACATGTTCGTGAAGCACATTGGCGGAATTTGCGACATCGGCAGAACTAACCCGGACCCAGGGAGAATTGGGCTTAAGCACGGCATATGCGCCTCCGATACCAATAATTGCGGGGCGATGGTCCCAATCAACGAAACTAGCCGTATCTGATTCGGTGCTCATATTTGAATCCCTGAATTGATGTTTCTGCAGTATAGCACAGACTACCCAAATATTTCATGCCCAGAATGAGACGACGACGAGCGCAGGCCATGATTTCCTGAGCGCGGACGGTGGGGCTGCTGCTGGCTCCAATGTGGGAAATTTTCGGCGCATTGTTCGGTAGAGCGGATTGACGCAACTATTTCGACTTTGACCCATCTTTCAATCTGGCGAACACCTCCCTCCAGATTGGATCCGCATCACGACGGGCCGCAGCGTAAAGCGCCGCCTCCTGCGCCTCAAGATCAATGTGTTCCGGGCTGCCTTCTTCTAGACTTCTTCTAAGCTTGTACTGATCATGACCGCCAAATTCGAACTTGGCCTTGTACATATTCTGTTCCCATACTTGGACTTCGCCCAGCGTGCCGTCCTCGAAGCGCACCGTTACCTTTCGGTCGAAGTAATCATTTTTCTTCCCAAACCACTTTTCGTCCAGAATTTCATAGCGTTGCGCGAGACCGGCAACGATCTCATCGGCCTGCGCCGGTGTCTTGACCACGAAGCCGGCTCTGACAACGTCAGTCAGTTCAGACGCATCTTCGTAGCCCTTACGCCCAATCTTTTTAGCCGCTTCTCCCTTATTCTTGATGCCTTTCGTCACGAACTCAGCGCCGACGGAATCAGCAATTTCGTGGCCAGCCCCCTCAAGATCTGCCTGCCATTTGGACGAGACTGAATAGAGATCATCAAGCGAGGCAGTGGGCTGCTTGGAGAAATCCCCCGACTGCGGCTTTACCGGTATGCCTGCCGCTGTGTCTTCGCCAGCACCTATCTTCTCAACCCGACCGGGGGCGACCTCGGAAGTTGGAGTATTTGCCGCTCCCGAACTGCCGATGGATCGTTCTGTTCGCCCTGCCGCTCCAGAACCGACCGATTCAACTGCTCGCGCAATCCCTTTCTCGGCGGCAACAGTTCGACCAAACGCCGGCCACGGTATCGACCAGCCCAATGCATCATATCCCTGATGCATCATCAGATTTTCAACACGATTCGACGGCTTGTAGTAAGCACCCGAGAAATCAGGCGGGCTGAGCGTTGCCTGGGTATTGCCGTCAGCAGCCATGGTGACCACCTTGGCCGCGAGTTCGACTGCGCGGATGCCTGCATTGGCAGCTACCTTGCCAAGGGCTTTCCCCTCTGATGCCAACACCGAAAGTGTCGACGGGGCCTTGTACCCGGATGCATCTGGAATGATCCAGCCCAGACCGGCATCGGCCAGTTGCCGAGCCACGGTCGCCCGGGCGACAGGGCCGGGCGTTCCCGCAAGCAGTGCGCCTAGCTTCGCATTTTTGTCCTGCTGGTACGCAATGCGGCTGTCATAATTATCGGAGAGATCACGGATAACGGACAGCGGTACGGGCTGGATGTTCTCGATACCCAGTTGTTCCTGTGCGGCGACAGACATGGCTATCGCTTTGTCATAGGCGTCCTTGTCATAGCCGTCTGGATCCTCAAGTCCGCCACCAATCACGGCTTTCCAGGCGGCGGCGACATTGGAGAACACTTCGCTGACATAGCCCCCGGCATCGGCTCGTCTGTGATTCATGACCAGCCCTACCGCGGCGGCGGTCGCCTCACGGCGCGCCGGGTCTTCCTGCGAACCGTTCGGCCCGGAATCGGCATCGCGAAGTGCCGCATGGATCGCCTGGTTCGGCATGGTGCGCATGCCGAAAACCTGCCTGCCGACATCGGCCCGCCAGTCGAAATCCCGGAAGCGTTTGTCGCCCTCGTCGAGCCCATAGACGATCCTGAAGGCATCCAGGCCAGGCATCTTGCCGGAATAGGCGCCGGTCCGTGCTATGGCGTCCGGCGCGTTCTGCTCGGCGAGACCGATGTTGGTGCGAATCTCAACCTGCTGAGCCGTTTTGGCCGCCTCCGCCTGTCGAACCAGCGCTGCCTGTTCCTGTTCCGGAAGGTCGTCCCTGAACGCCTGCGCCAGCATTTCATCAGGCGTCCGCTTTCCAACGCGGTCATCTTTCCCGGCAGCTGCCTTTGAGCTGCCCGAGACAAAGCTGCCTGCCGCTTGGGTCGTATCGCTGGCGGCATCTCCGCCGGAGGATTCCGCCGGCGTCCCGACACCAAACATCTCCAGGGCACGCTGCGGGTCCTTGGCGATCAGCGCCTCGAAGCGTGCCTTGGCCGCGGTGTTGAACCAGTCCTTCACCTTCTGTTGTCTGATCCCCGGGTCGAGCCCCATCTTGTCGATCAGGTCGAGCCCTTCCTGGCGGGCCGCTTCGAAGGTGACGGGATCGTCAGGGTTGGCGTTGCCGATGGCGATGGCGCTGGTCTTAAGCACCGTGTCGACCTGCGCCTGCTCGTAGTCCTGGCGGCGCTGGTATTGCCGCACCGCCATGCGCCGCGCGCCAACCGCGCGCAGCGCTTCCTTCTGCCTGGCAAAATTGGCGCGCTGGCTCTCGGGCATGTTGGGCAGGGCAGCATCGAACAGCTTGTCGAACAGACCGGGCTTGACCGCCTGCCCGTTGCGCGGATCGACCTGGCCGTACATGGCCTCATGCAGGCCGCCGCCGTCGGCCGGCGCAGTCGCCGTCACCTCATCTTCCGCCTGCGCGATCTGGCTGTTGAACCGGCGGCGCGCCAGTTCGGCGTCGAAAGCCTCCTGCTGCTCTTTCATCTGCTGGTAGCGCTCGGCGACAGCGGAAAGCTCGTCGCCAAAACCCTGCATCGCCGCGCCGATCGGCGAGCCGTTGGGGTATTGCACCACAGTGCCGGTATCGAGCCGGCGCTGGGCCAGTTGGAGAGGAATGGTCGCCATGTAATTGTTCCCTGCCGTGGCGCCACGCCGGAGATCGCGGCGCTGCGCCGGCGATCCGGCCGGGTGCCGCCGCCTTCGCCGGGTCATGAATTTTGGGGAGGTCGCCAATGACGGCGCCGTTGGCTAAACAGGGCCTTCAGCGACCCTATTGTGATCCTGTTGTGAGCTGGGCGGGTTCGCGGACTCGCATGAATGATGGGCCGGAGCGGGCCGTGACCACGGTGAGGCCGGCGCTCCTAAAGTCCCCTACCCCTCCGCCCGCGCCGCCTTCTCCAGCGCCGCCAGTTGCGCCTCGTCCAACGTCAAAAACCCCATAATGTGCTGCACCACCTCAGCCCGCGCATTGCTGAGCGCACTGTGCAGTTCGAAGCCGTTCGGCGTCCTGGTCCTGGCCAGCCACTCGCCATAGGACGGGCGGCGGTAATAGCCGGTCGTTGCGGCGAGGTCGGCCAGCACCATCTCGCCATCCTGACCTGAGAACGCCCGCAGATACGCCTTGGTCAGCGCTTCCCGTGCCTTGGCCGGACCGCCGGCCTGCCCGGAATGGGCGAAGCGTTTGCGGCTCATGCGCCGGCGCCCGGCACAGCCGGACCACCCGGCATGTCAGCCTGCCCGCCCTGCAGCATGCCTTGCAGGCCATCGAGCAAGCCGCTGTCGCGTGCCTGCACCGCCGCCGGCACCGCATCCTTGGCAGCCTTGCCGGCGGTGGCGATCGCCGCCATGCCGGCCTGCGCCTGTTGCGCCTTGGCACGGGCATCGCGGATGCCGGCCACTTCATCCTGCCGGCGAAAGATACGCTGCGGGCTGCGGCCGGCGCTCTGCACGATCTTGATCGCCTCGTCGCCGTCGATATTGTCCATCACGCCGGGATCGAACTGCGCCATCTGCATGGCCGTCGTCACCACCTGGATGGTGTCGCGGGCCTCGGCCGAGCGGCGCAGTACGTCGAGCGGGCCGGTGAAGGTCGGCCGCACCGCCTTGCCGGCGAGGCTCGCCGGCGGCAGGAAGCGGCTGTCCTCGTCGTAAAGCCCCTTGTCCTCGAGAATGCCGAGCTCGCGGTCGAGATTGCTGGCAAAACCCGCCTGGATGATCGAGCCGGACGGCCCGAGCAATGCGCCCTTTTCCTCCTGCCGGATCAGCGCTTCGGTCGCCGTCATCTGCGGGTTCTGCACCAGCGTCTGGAACAGATTGACGAACATCATGTCGCGGATCTCCTCGGCCCGGCTCTCCGCGTAGTTGAACGCATAGGTCGGGTTCTGCCCGGTGGCGATCGGCGCGATCAGCGGCCGGCCATTGTCGTCGATCAGGCCGGGATAGTTCTCGCCGGGATTGAGCACCGGCACATAGTCGAGCCGGGCCTTCGAGGCGGTCGCCGGATCGGTGACCTGCTGCAATGCCCTCAGCCCCGAGCGGCGCACGGCGTTTTCCTCGCGCACCGTGGTCAGCGCCTCGATGGTCGGCGAGATGCCATAGGGGTCGCCCTCGTAGCGGCGCCAGTTGAAGGTCGACACCGGGAAGGAGCGGAAACCGCTTTCCCTGACGATGACCTCCTCGTCCTCGATGACGTGATAGGAGGCGAAGGCCGTATCGAGATATTGGTAGGCACCGCCCAGCCTATACATCCTGCGCTCGTCGCGCGGCTGGATGCACTGGATCACCGAGATCTTGGTCTCGCATTTGGCGGGATCATCGACCAGCATTTTGATGCGCGCCGGCAGCTTCTCATAGCCGAGCAATTGCGCCGCCTGCCGCGCGGTGCGCTCATAGCGGCGGTGGAAAATATCGACCTGGCCCCAGCGATTGCGCGAGAGAAAACCCTCGACCACGGGGATCGAGGCATAGCGGATCAGCGTGCCGCCGAACCCCTCCTCGGCATAGAGATAGGCCGGGCCGTAGCGCACGACATTGCGCAGGCAGGCCTGCGTTGCCGGCACGAAGTTGGAATTGGCGGAATAACGCAGCGCAAACAGGAAATCACGCAGGCTTTCCGCCCATTCCTTTTCCTCGTCGCTCTCCTCGTCGTTCATTTCGGCGGTCGTCAGGCCATGCCACTTTTCCGACTGCGGGATGATCAGGCTTTCCAGCCCCGCGGCCAGCCGGTTGGCGGCCGAGTTGATGGTGTTGGCGTAGACCCGGGCGCCGCGCCGCTCCTGCCGCTCGGCCTGCGAGTCCGGGCCGCCGGCGCGACGGCCGCTCCAGACATCGGGCGCGTCGGGGTCGCAGAATTCGGACACGGCCTCCCAGACATGTTCATACTGGCTGCGCTCGCTCTCGAGTTCGGCCTGTCGCGACAGGATATCGCGGGCACGGGAATCGCTCAT